TTGTTGTTGGTTGTTATTATGTTCCGCGTGTGCCAATCAAAATATCACCCTCTTCGATGTGGCCGATTTTTTCAGCCCATTCTACCAATGCAACTAAGTGAGATTGTGTGTATTTAATATTGTTATTATCGCAATGCATTTCCCAAAGATCATGAAACATATCATGCCCCAAATGCTCAACAGCCGTATAATATTTGTTAATAAAGTCATTGTAATTTTTATTAATGTATTCAGTAATTTGTTCTGTTGTTAAGTTTTTCATCATGTTGCTCTTTGTTGTTGCAGTTGCATCATTGCCCCCACACAATATAGTATATTGGTATTTTTAAAAGAGTCAAATATTATTTTGATCTTTTTTCAGAAATAAAAAAAACCGCCCCGTAAGAGGCGGCCAAAACAACATAGATTCGTGTATCAGAAAATTACAAGGATCACATTTCTATAATGTCAAAATCTTTGAGGCGCAAACCTTTTGATTGAAGCAATGCAATTGTTTTGGTTTTGCCAACTGCTTTAATGAGTTTGCGTACGCTGCGCGTTGTGTGTTGTGTGTTCATGGGCTTTGTTCCTTTGGTTGTGGTGATGATGTAGGCGGCAACAATGCAGCTTATGATTGTGATGATGATGAGGGCGGGCTTGACGATATGAGCCGCAATATATACAAGGGCGTGCATTACTTGCCCCCTTTTGATTCGATTAGTTTTGGTTGTACAAAATCGGCCTCATGTAGCTCAAGGATCCATTCATTTGAATGTAGTATCTCATCAAGCAACGCGGGATCGCTTTTAAGAAATACTTGTGTTTTGCCTGATTGATATGTGATGATTACGCATTTCATGGTTATTGTCCTTTGGTTTGAAGTTGCCCCCGTATGGGGGCGGGTTGTTGTTGGTTTGTTGTTATTGATCTTTTGCAAGCTTCAGTCTTTGCCTTGAGTTCGTTGTACAGGTGAGCGATGACCTGTTGGTAGCGTTCGAGCGTTCTTTGCACTTGATGTAGTGGGCAGTCTCTGGGATTCTCGTTGAGAATGGCTTCGACCATTTGTTTTTCTAATGGAGTCATTGTCGTTGTCCTGTTGTTTTGTGATTGCATCATTGCCTCACAAAATCAATATAGTATATTGAAAAAAAGAATGCAACAAATATTTTTATTTATTTTTGTTTTGGCCTCAATACTTGTAATTCTTGTATATATTGCAAAGTACGGTACAATGATGTATATACACATATAGAGGTTTATATGTACATACGTAATTTGCAATGTGAGATCTTGCGCGAAGGTACAACAAAGGGCGATCTTGTGTCTTTTGTGGCAAGTACTGCAAACGCCGATCGATATGGTGATGTGATCAATCAAGGCGGTTGGGATCTCTCAAAGTTTCGTCAAAACCCCGTGATCCTTCTCAATCACAATGCTAACAGCTTGCCAATAGGTAAGGGCGTTGTTGATGTTGTTGATGGTCAATTAATGGTTGATGTTGAATTTGATATGGATGATCCACAGGCCAAAGAGGTTGCGCGCAAAACAAAGGCGGGCTTTCTCAATGCGGTTAGTGTGGGCTTTAATCCGATCGATAGTACACCGCGATCAACGCTTGAAAAGTCACACCCCGCACACGGGCAAAGCGGGCAATACTTCGATCGCGCTGAGTTGCTTGAAATCTCAATCGTAACAATACCCGCCAATGGTGATGCAGTTGCCGCCAAAGGATATGATATGCAAAATAGAACGTTTAAAATCTCAAACCTCAAGCATATACTTGACGTTGAAATGACTGATGAAACCGTAATCGTAACATATGCGCGGCAAGAAATGCCCGTAGATATGGAGGAATCAAAAATTGATCCTGATGATGATACCTTTGAGGAGGATATGATCGATCCTGATGATGAGGATATGGATTCTGATGATGAGGAAAAGGATCATTATGATGATGATGAGGACAAAGACAAGGACAAAGAAAAGCAATTTTTAACCCCACAAGAGCGCGCTTTTTTGGCTGCGCTTCTTTCCTAATAAGGAGTAATAACAATGAGTGATAAAACTCTAGTAAATGAGGCAAAAGCGATCCTTGAGGGGATCAAAACTCATCAAAAAAACAGCACTGAGAAATTATCTCAGTTTGAAAAGCAACTTGGAGATCTCAAGCGTGCACAACGTTTGATTCAAGAAGCAAACGCGCAACCTGTGGCAACTGAGGAACACCTTAATGCACCTGATTACGCTCTCAAGGGCTTTGTTGGTGAAAAAGGGATCCGTTGGCAAACACAGAACAAAGATGTGCAAATTGCGGGCCGTGGTACTGTACGCATTGAGGAAAAGGGTTTGCTTGATAGCGATACACCTGTAAATCAATGGCATGCTGACCTCATCAAGATCAACAAAGAGCGTTCACTTGCTCGTATGATCATGACCTCACCCCACACCCCAAAGAGCGATCTTAAGCTGTGGAAACACATGCAAAAGGCACCGCGATTTATGCAACCATTGATTCAAAAGGCTTTCAATGACTCAGCATCACAGGGCGCAGAGTGGATCCCTGATCAATTTGCCGCAAACCTTTATTTTAACATCGAAGAACAAAGCCAATTACCCCGCGTAGTTGCTGACAATCTTCAAAAGCAAGCAGTTGAGAGAAACACAATCCTTATACCTCGCTTGAATCGTGGCGGTCGTCCTTATCTCAAAGGATCCGTATCAACTGACAACCCCGCACAATACACCGCGTCATCAGTTGCCACATCACAAAAGAGCATATCAATCAAAGGACTTGCGTCACGTTTTATCATTGATGATGCAGCCGCTGAGGATAGTGCAATTGCTGTTATTCCATCATTGCAACGTCAAATTGTTGCTGACCTAAATGATGCAATGGAAGACGCTTTGATCAATGGTGATGATACCGCAACACATCAAGACGCGATCGCTGATTGGAACATTCGCAGCCGATGGGGATCAAGCCCCGCACTTGGCGGCTCATCCGATCACCGTCGAATCTTCAAGGGTATGCGTAAGCAAGCATTTGATCGATCATCAACTGCGGATCTGTCAGCGTTGGATTTTGCTAAGTTGCTAGGTCTCAAGGCGCAAATGGGTGAATTGGCAATGCAGGACGTTGTTATTTTCGCATCGCCTGAGGCTGTACTAGCTAACATTCTTGCACTTAGTGAAGTAAAGACAATAGATGTCTTCGGGCCACAAGCGACAGTTAGAACCGGA